TTGTGTTCTCTGATATAGACAATAACAATAACTGGCTTCATCAAGTAGGTGAAGTCTGTATAACAACCCTAGAGTTGTTAGAAGAAAAAGCAGATAACGTGGGCTATGTCTCACATGCTGATGAAACAATGAAAGAATTATGTATAGGTTATTTATATCTTTTAGGTCTTTGTGATTCCCAAGGTCTTTTATTAGATAAGAAATTACCAGATGCCGTTAAGAAAAATATTACTATACACTGATGTTAGACGTAAGTAGAAAAGATATACTAAATAAATCCATAATGGATTTTAATCCTATGGAGAGGTTTATAAAACTGCCTATAGATTCATATCTTGATCTACTTGGCGTTTCACCTAATTCAGCTCAAATAGCTTTAATCAATGCTATTAACAATCCCAAATATAGATTTGTGTGTGCTGCCTTATCTAGACGGCAAGGTAAGACTTATATAACTAATGTAATTGGACAACTTGTGTCACTCGTGCCGAACTCACATATATTAATAATGTCACCAAACTATGCTTTATCCCAAATCTCTTTCGATTTACAAAGACAGCTTATTAAGCACTTTGATTTAGAGGTGGTAAGAGATAATGCAAAGGATAAAGTTATTGAACTATCAAATGGTTCTACAATAAGAATGGGATCAGTTAATCAAGTAGACTCTACTGTCGGTAGATCGTACGACTTGATTATATTTGACGAGGCTGCATTGGCAGACGGTAAAGACGCCTTCAATGTAGCCCTTCGTCCAACCCTAGACAAAGAAGACAGTAAAGCAGTATTTATTTCTACCCCTCGCGGTAGAAATAACTGGTTCTCAGACTTCTATAATAGAGGTTATAGTGAAGAATTTGATGATTGGGCTTCTATAAGAGCCACTTACCACGAAAACCCAAGATTTAGTAAAGAAGATATAGAAGAAGCTAAAAAAGCCATGTCTGCAGCAGAGTTCGCTCAAGAATATCTAGCTGATTTTAATACTTATGAAGGACAAGTTTGGAACTTTGACTTTGAAAACTGTGTAGCTGATTTAAGTCAGTTAGATACTAGTAATATGGATGTATTTGCAGGGCTTGATGTAGGATATAAAGATCCAACAGCTCTTTGTGTTATAGCATATGATTGGGACGAACAAAAATTTTATCTTGTAAATGAGTATCTAAATGCTGAAAGAACTACTGAACAACATGCTGAGGAAATTAAAGTATTAATTGATAAATATCTTATAGATTACATTTATATTGACTCAGCAGCTCAACAAACTAGATATGATTTTGCTCAGAATTATGATATTTCAACTATTAATGCTAAAAAATCGGTTCTAGATGGAATTGCCCATGCTGCAGCTATAATTGATAACGATAATTTAATAGTAGATCAAAGATGTAGAGAGGCACTGTCGTGTGTGGATCAATATCAGTGGGATCCAAACCCTAATTTGTTGAGAGAAAAACCAAAACATAATATGGCAAGTCATATGGCAGACGCCTTAAGATATGCGCTGTATACTTTTGAGACGTCAGCGAGTACTTTTTAGCGTTAGACCAACGAAAAAATAAATGTTGACAAAAAGGTAAATTTTTGGTATAATTTTTAATAAATAGGATATTATGAATTTAAAAAGAGATTTAGTCAAGTATGTGCGGGATAAAGCCAAATCAGGTTATAAAAAAGAGACCCAATGCTATATTTGCGGAGAGACAGAAAAGCTAGAGTTTCACCACTTCTATGGAATGACTGAGTTATTAGAAACTTGGTTGAAAGCACGTAAAATAACAATAAATTCAGCTGATGAAATAATGAATGTTAGGGAAACCTTCATTGCAGAACATATAAATGAGATTTATCAAGAAGCTGCTACACTATGTAAACCCCATCATATGCGGCTCCACAGTATTTATGGAAAAAGACCAAAACTGGTAACAGCACCGAAACAAAAACGATGGGTAGACAAACAGAGGATTAAACATGGCATGGTATGACAGACTTTTAGGTAGAAGAACGGAGGAAAAATTAAATCCTGCGCAGTCTTTTATAGCACTAGAAGAAGGACTAACTGTTAGTACTCGTGAGAAGAAAGATAATTATCGATCCGCTTACGAAGAACTAGAAGTAGTTAATCGTGCAGTTAATATGATTGTTGATGATGCCTCTGATATTCCCTTTGAGATTGGGGATAAAATAAAAGGAATCACACCAATTAAAGACAGTGTTAGACGAAGTCGTGTAGATTTAATACTAAATAAAGAACCTAACCCTTTTCAAGATGTTAGTACTTTTAAAAGAAATTTAATTATTGATCTACTAATAGACGGAAATATATTTGTTTATTATGATGGTGCTCATTTATATCAATTACCTGCTCAGAATGTAACAATTCATTCTGACACTTCTAGCTATATAGAAAAATTCGAATATGACGGACACATAGATTACGCTCCTAAAGAAATTATACATATTAAAGAAAACTCATTTAATTCAATCTATAGGGGCGTTCCAAGATTAAAACCAGCTTACAGAACTATGTATTTGCTGGATAATATGAGGAAGTTTCAAGATAACTTCTTTAAAAACGGAGCAGTTCCAGGATTAGTACTAAAGAGTCCAAACACTCTTTCTGAAAGAATAAAGGAAAGAATGCTGCAGGCTTGGCAAACTAGATACAATCCTAAAAATGGCGGAAAAAGACCGCTAATATTAGATGGTGGTTTAGAAGTAGATGCTTTAACAAAGATTAACTTTAAAGAGTTAGATTTTCAATCATCTATAACTGCAAACGAAAAAATAATTTTAGAAGCAATAGGTGTACCACCTATTCTTTTAGACGGTGGCAATAATGCTAATATTAGACCCAATCACCGACTTTATTACTTGGAGACTATTCTCCCTATAGTAAGAAAGATAGGTTATGCTTTTGAAAGATACTTTGGGTTTAAATTAAATGAAGACGTAACTAATATCCCAGCTCTACAACCAGAGCTAAGAGATCAAGCTAGTTATTTTCAGACTTTAGTAAATTCAGGCATAATGTCACCTAACGAAGCCCGGGAAGCCTTAAGCTTAGACATGATGGAAGGTCATGATGAATTAAGAATTCCTGCAAATATTGCGGGTAGTGCAGCAAATCCCGAAGAAGGTGGGAAACCACCCCAAACAGAGGAAGAAACAAATGGCGAATAGAAAAGCAGTACTAGAACAATTAGCAAATTATTTTGCTAGTAAAGGACAAATGATGTCCCCCGAAGAATATAAAGCAGCAACAGATGCACCTATTAGATTTATCGTAGCAAAGAGACCTTTTGGATCTTGGGCTCGTATGCAAGGTATGATACAAACTAATTTCCCAGCACAATGGGAAAAGGCAAATAAAGTTGCCACACCAAAAGCCGCAGCTCCTAAAAAAGCAGCTAAAGCTAAGGTAGCCCCTAAAAAGGCTGCAGCCCCTAAAAAGGGTAAATAGGAATTATTATGAACGAAAAAATATTTCATTGGACTAATACTTTTAAAGCACTAAACGAGGATGACGATGGTAGTGTTAATATAAGAGGATTAGCAAGTACTAACTCTATGGATAGGGTCGGTGATGTAATAAACCATGATGCATGGACAAAATCAGGTGGACTAGAAAATTTCGAAAAAAACCCAATAATTTTGTTTAATCATGATTATAATAAACCTATTGGTCGTGCCACTTCTATGGAAGTGAACAATGATGGTCTGGAACTTGGAGCGAAAATCTCTAAGTCTGCAGGCGAAATTAAAGATCTAATTAAAGATGGCGTTCTTGGAGCCTTTTCCGTTGGTTTTAGAGTCAAGGATGCCGTATATAACGAAGAAACTGACGGATTAGAAATAAAAGACGCCGAGCTTTTTGAAGTATCAGTTGTTAGTGTTCCAGCTAATCAAACTGCTATGTTTTCTCTTGCTAAATCATTTGATTCTGAAAAAGAGTACCAAGAGTTCAAAAATCTTTTTAAAAATAATAAAGAGGCTGATCAATCTAATAAGATTGAAACGCCACAAGCGACGGATAAAACCGTTTCACAGGAGAAACCTATGTCTACTGACAATAACACTCCTACTTCCGACATCGACTTGAAAGCATTTGCAGAAGAAGTAGCTAAAGCTACTGCTACAAAAATTGCTATGGCTCAAGCGGAAAAGGATGCTAAGGAGAAAGCAGACGCGGAAACAGCAGCAGCAGAAACTGCAGCAGTGAAAGCTGAGCAAGAAAAAGTTAAGACGATAGTAGAAGTTGGAATGGAAGGCGCTGAGCGTCTTACTAAAGACTTAGAGGGAAGAGTAGATGAAAAGTA